GTGTGGCCAGAGTATTGGGAGAAAAAAGAATTAGAAGGTGTCAAAGCCAGTTTGAGTGTTGGTAAATGGAACGCGCAATGGATGCAAAATCCAACAGCAGAAGAAGGATCTATTATCAAAAGAGAATGGTGGCAGGTATGGGAGAAAGATTACATACCACCTTTGCAACATATTATACAAAGTTATGATACAGCTTTTTTAAAAAAAGAAACAGCAGACTATAGTGCAATCACCACCTGGGGTGTATTTTATCCAGACCAAGACTCACCTGCTAATTTAATACTGCTAGATGCATTTAAAGAAAGGCTAGAGTTTCCAGAACTTAAACGTGTAGCAATGGACCAGTATAGATATTGGAACCCTGAAACTGTTATTATAGAATCAAAAGCATCAGGACTGCCCTTAACTTATGAGTTGAGAAAAATGGGGATACCTGTTATAAATTACACACCTAGCAAAGGAAACGACAAACACGCTAGGATTAATGCTGTGGCGCCGTTATTTGAGTCAGGTCAAATTTGGGCTCCAGATCATAAGTTTGCTGAAGAAGTGATTGAAGAGTGTGCATCATTTCCTTATGGAGATCATGATGATTTGGTGGATAGTACAACACAAGCGGTAATGCGTTTTAGACAGGGTGGATTTGTAATACACCCTGATGATGAAAAAGAAGACAAGTTACCACGAATAGAGAGAACTTATTACTAATGGCAAATAGAGCAAATTTAATAGCAACATATAATTCAAATCCTACTTTACAAAGTAGATATACTTTACCACAGTATTTGGCTATGTTTGGTTTTGGACAAACTACAACTCCTACTCCAACACCTACACCGACTCCAACACCAGATCCAGACCCAACTCCTGGCGTTACAAATATTATAAATCAAAACGTAGGTCGTGATGATGGACCAAAAGGAGACTTTGGTATTTTTGGAAATTTAGATAAAAGCACAGCTAGAGATTTTAATGTAGAAGTTTATGATGAAGAAGTTGGAGACTTTGTACCAACTACTATAACTGGTTATAAAAATGTTAATTCAGGATTATATCAAGATAAGTTTGGAAAAAATCTACAACCAGCTTTTTCAAACAAAGGACAAGCTTTTGGTTTATTTGGACTTGCAGCACAAGCATTAGGATTTCAACCAGATACAGTTGGTGGTTATGTTCCTGGATCTATTAAAGGAAAATACGACGGAATTACAGATATGTTTGGATCAGCAAAAAATATTTTTCAACAAAACAAGATTAAAGAGCAACAATCAATTCAACAAGAGTTAGCTAAAAAAGCAATGCAAGAACAAATTGCAAAAGCTGAAGCTGAAGCAGCAGCACGACAAGCAGTTACATATCAATATAACAACCCTTCAAAAAAAGCTGTCGACGATCCAAGCGGCGGTAACAGAGCAGATGCATTTACTGGTGGCGGAGCAAACGTAGCCGCAGCTTCTTATACATCTAAAGGTAGAGAAGGTTTTGGTTATGGATTAGCTGACGGCGGAAGAGTATATCTTTACAACAGGCTAAAATAATGCCCGGACAATTTGAAAGCATTCTAGATAAACTTCAGAGGAAGTTAGGTAAACAAACAATCAGAAAAGCAAGCTCAATCGCTAGGCCCAAACCTAGACCTGATGTAATACAAATGAATTTATTTAATGAGTTTATGAAACGTAATCCAAAAGCAGGTGGTGGATTATTAAACGGTTCATCTGAAGAAGCTGCAGCCGCAGCGTTTAGAAAAAAAGTAGATGAGCTCATGGATGATGGTTATGACTTTGGTGAAGCGGTGCGCGAAGCGATGAGGCAGGGCTTCGGTAAAGGTGGTAAAGTTAAACCACCAACTAAAAAACAATTAGAAATAACTGAAAAAGTATACAGCAAAAAGTATGGCAAAACAGGGATTGATCTTTGGGAATCTTTAAAACAATTTGAAAGATCAAATATTAGACAAGGACAAGTAACAGGTGAAACATTAGGATTAGGTAAACTTAAAAAAAATCAAATAGGTAAAGATGATTTTATTAAATTAGTAAATCAAAACAAGGATAAAACTTATAATGAATTTGTAGAGTTAATAAAAACTTACAAAACTAAAGAAGGTAGAAAATTTACGAAAGATATAGTTGCAGATAGATTAAGATCTTACAATTTATCTGGTTCTTTTAAAAAGGAACCAGCTAAAGGAAGAAGTGAAAAATCAATAGAAAAAAGAAGAAAAGCACAAAGAAAAAGATATTTTAAAATGAAAAAAACTGAAGAAGGGAGAGATAAAATAAAACAATATAGAAAAGCTACTAAAGCTAGAGAATATCAAAAATTAGGAATGGATCCTCCTGCATTTACTGCAGAGGAAGCAATATGGAAAGATGCCGTCTCAACGGCTAAAAAAAATATAGATGGTAAAGGGAGATTTGTTTTAAAATCCGGTTACGAAAAAAGTATGTCTCCAAAAAATTTCTATAGTAATAAAATAGAAATTGTAGACAAAATTACAGGCAAAAAATTTAATTATAACACTTATAAAAATTTTATTGTTAAAAATGCAAAATCATTTAACATTAAAAGTTATGATGATGCTATTAAACCCTACAGACAAAAGGCTTTTATTAATAACACACCAGGACTTAGAAACAGTGTTAACACTGCATTAATTCCAAATTACAATACAGGAATGTCTGCTAACGCTTTTACAATTCAACATGATGTGGGAAGACAATCAAACCCATTAAAAACAAGTTTAGCTTTTTATGATGATAATACCAAAGAATTTAGAATAAGAGATACTTTTGAAAAATCTTGGGAAAAATCTAAAACGTCTAAAACTCCTTTGGCTGATAGAAAAAAAGCATTTAATATATTTAAAACAGACATAGGAAAATTAAATATTAGATCTCAACCTTCTATGGTTAAAAGAGGTGGTAGAACTTTTGGTAAAGAATTAGACTTAGCTGAAGGCTTAAGAATAGCAAAACAAAAAGGAGCTAAAATTCCAAAAGGAGTCTTTAAACAAATTGCTCAAGGTACAGGTAAAATTTTAAGTGGAGCTAGCAAAGTTGCTAAACCTTTAAGCGCTGTGGTAGGACCATACGCTGTTATGTCTGCAGCAGCTAAAGCAGACGACATGGGTATTAAATTGGGACTTGGAGATCAAGCAACTGCTTTTCTTATGGGAGATCCACAAGCAGCCATCGATATGTATAAAATGAGAAATGATCCAGAGTTTCGTAAACAAGAAATAGCTAAAAGTTATTCAATGCCTTTAGATGAAGGCACTTACGACGTCATGGATGAGAGCTTTACTTCTTACTTTGATGGGGGTATAGTGTCAGCCTTGAAAGGTGTGAAATAATTAACAGGAAAGAGCTATGGCAGAGATAGATAAACCATTACCAAATGTAGATGTTAAAGATGAAGCTTTTGTAGAAACAGAAGTAACAACTCCTATTGAAGACAATGTAAAAAGAGAGGACGTTGAAGTAACTATGGACGAAGAGGGTGGAGCAGAAGTATCTTTTGATCCATCTACAGGTCCACTACAATCAACAGATCATTTTCAAAATTTAGCAGAAGTTATGGAAGACCAAGACTTAGATGAACTTGGCACAAGTCTATTTGAAAAATATACAGAATACAAAGAATCTCGTGGAGATTGGGAACAGTCTTACAGAGAAGGTTTAGATCTATTAGGATTTAAATACGAAAGACGAACAGAACCATTTAGAGGTGCCAGCTGATGGTCCAGTGCGTGCACAAATTTTAGGTGACGTTACAAATGAAAAACAAGACCAAGCACACAGAGTAAAAGATTTTATGAACTATCAACTTATGGATCAAATGCAAGAGTATGAACCAGAGTTTGATCAAATGTTATTTTACCTCCCTCTATCCGGATCTACCTTTAAGAAAGTTTATTATGATGATCTTTTAGGTAGAGCCGTTTCTAAATTTGTTCCGGCAGATGATTTGATTGTACCATATTCTGCAAACTCATTAGAAGATGCAGAGGCTATTGTACATGTAATTAAAATGTCAGAAAACGAATTACGAAAACAACAAGTGTCAGGTTTTTATAGAGACATAGAATTAGGACAACCACCTGTAACAACAAATCAATTAGAAGAAAAAGAAAGAAAGTTAGAAGGTATTTCAAAAGATGGTCAAGAAGATCAATTCACAATTTTAGAAATGCATGTCAACTTAGACTTACCTGGTTTTGAAGATATGGGAACTGATGGTGAACAAACAGGAATTAAACTTCCATATATTGTAACGATTGCAGAATCTAATAATAAAATTTTATCAATTAGAAGAAATTTTACAGCTGATGATCCAACAAAAGAAAAAATAAAATACTTTGTACAATTTAAATTTTTACCTGGTACAGGTTTCTATGGTTTTGGTTTGATACACATGATTGGTGGTTTAACTAGAACTGCAACTGCAGCTCTAAGACAATTGTTAGATGCAGGAACTTTAGCAAACTTACCAGCTGGTTTTAAAACTAGAGGTATAAGAATTAGAGATGATGCACAACCATTACAACCTGGTGAGTTCAGAGACGTCGACGCTCCGGGAGGCAATATCAAAGATCAGTTTATGCAGTTACCTTTTAAAGGGCCCGATGCAACACTATTACAATTAATGGGTATTGTTGTTAATGCAGGTCAACGTTTCGCGGCTATCGCTGATATGCAAGTGGGCGACATGAACCAACAAGCAGCCGTGGGTACTACAGTGGCGTTATTGGAACGTGGATCGCGGGTAATGTCAGCCATACACAAAAGATTATATGTAGGATTAAAACAAGAATTTAAATTATTAGCAGAAGTTTTTAAAACTTATTTACCACAGGAGTATCCATATGACGTTCCAGGTGCAACAAGAAATATTAAAGTACAAGACTTCGATGACAGAATAGATATTTTACCAATAGCAGATCCAAATATCTTTTCTCAAACACAAAGAATTTCGATGGCGCAATCGCAACTCCAGCTAGC